AAAGTTTGACCAGACCGAAAAAAGCTTTTATGGGCAGCCTCCGATGGAGTACATCGAGGACACCCAAAAGCTCATCGTCGAAAGCGTCAGTCGCCGTGCCGACCTGCTCAAGCGGTTTCAGCGCGTCGTGCTGGCGTCACGCCGTGAGCGCGAAGCCAACCAGGACATCGGTGACACGTTAGAAGAGGGGCGCGACGGCGAGATCATCTGGGTCGAAGATCCTAACACCAGTATGAAGGAGCTTAATTTCGGCGCACCGCCGCCGGACCAGCTGGGCTTGGAAAACGACGCCCGTAGCTACGAAGAGCAGTCGCTCAACGTCAGCCAACTGGCGATGGGCGGCGGCCCCAAGGTGACGGCGACGCAGGCGTCCTTGCAGGCGTCCTTCAGCCAGATCAACCGCGAGTGGATGCAGTTGCGCGTTGCCGACTGCTACCGCGCCATCGTCCGCAACAGCCTGCGTATGATGGCAGATCCGCGCTACACGCCCGAAAACTTCCTCGTCAACGTAGCTCAAAACGAGCAAGACCCCGTCTACGAGGCGGTGTCGGCCGACCTCTTACGCGTGCGCTACAAGGTCGAGATCGAAGCCGGCAGTATGCAGCCGCTGACCGAGCAGTTAGAGCGCGAGGATGCCCTGCAACTGTTCAACTACACGATCAACCTGCCCGAAATAAACCGCCTGGAAGCGATAAAAGGCTTGCTCAAGGCATTCCGCGTACAAGACCCCGACAAGTACCTGGGCCAGCGCGAGAATGGCGACACCATCAAGGCCGCCAACCTCGAAAACGTCGCGTATCTGATGGTCGGCGGCGACCCTGGCGTCACGCCGGACGAGAACCACGCCCTCCATATCCAGGTGCATCAGCAGTTGCCGCAGTTGCCGCAGTTCCAGCAGATGCTGCCGGTGCAGCAGCAGCAGATAATGCAGACCGTCCAGAACCACATTGGACAGCATGAGCAATTTTTGCAGCAGATGGCGCAGGGCGTAGCGCCAGGTGCCGGTGGTGGTGGTGGTGGCGGCGACCAGCGCAGCGAAACAGAAGGAGGCATCGTTAGCCTCGTACGTAGCCAAGCCCAGGAGATGAGTCAAGAGGTGCAACGCGCACCAGGACAAAACTAAATGGTACTTCACGACTACGAATGCAATGACTGCGGCCGCCTGCATGAGGACGTCTGCTTCATCAAAAGCGACGACGTCACCAAGACGGTCGTCTGCGACGACTGCGGCAACCAGGCACCGATGGTCTTTAGGCGCAGCAACATGATACACCACGACCACTCCGGCATGTATGGCAAGTACCACGCCGGCTTTGGTTGCGTCGTCGAGAGCTACAGTCATAAACAGCAGTTGCTGAAGAAATACAACGTCAGCGAGTCGTCCGACGCCGTCGGCGGCTCACGCTGCCACATTAGCAGCGACGTCACTAACCCTGCTCCACGCAGCACGGAACCGATCTACTGGGGCAATAGCCCCGCAGAAGCGGTAAAGGCAGCCGAGCAGGCAACCGAAGGGAAGTAACCCTATGTCCGAAGTTCTGGATCTGGACTCCGGCGGCCAAGATGCGGCACCTGACACGGGCGCATCCGAAAACGAAGCGACGAACACCGTCGAGTTGTTCGAGGATGCCACCTCCGAGTCAGCCCCATCGGACGACGCAGGACACTCCGACAGCGCAACGTCGGATTTCGATCCGGCCCAAGCGGATTGGCTTCGCGTCGATCCGAATACGGTGCCGGAGCAATATCAACCGCTCGTACCACTGGCAAAGAACCTGCAAGCGCAGTTTACGCGCACGCAGCAGGACTTGGCCGACCAGCGCAACCAGCTTGCACAAGAGCGGCAGGAGTGGGCATCGCGTATACAGACGATGGCTGCCCCGCCGCCACCGCCCGACCCCATCCAGCAGATGCGTGAGGGTGTGTCGGAAGAGGAGCAGCGCGGCATCGACGCCGTGCAGCAAATCGTCCAGCACCAGGTAGGTAGCCACCTTACCGGCTTAAACCAACAGGTGCAGCAACTGCAAGCGCAACTGGCGCACGCGAATCAATACGTACAAGCCCAGCAGACCGCCCACATCGGTCAGCAGGTGCAGGATGCGCGTGACCAGTATGGTTCCGATTTGGACAGCTACACCGACCAGATCGTCGCCACGACCAAGATTGCGAACCCGACGACCGGCCAGCCGTATACGGTCAAGGAAGCCTACGAACTGCACGCCGGCATCACGGCGAAAAACGCCGCCGACGTCCGGCAGCAGGATACGCAGGCGAAACGCACCAGCAAGCGTGCCGTACGACAGACCCAAGGGGTCGATGCCAGCGAGGAGGGCGGTCCACTGACCGACAACGAAGTGTTGAACGGTCTGTCCAGTCTAGGATTTGAATAAGGACTAACACTACCATGGCAGCTACCAGCACCACTGAAACCTGGGATGCCGCTTGGACATTGACGATGCGTGCCAAGCGCAAGGAGTTGACCGACAACTTCTTCGATGCGTACCCGACGCTCGATATGTTCCGCTCCGGCGGCGCTCTTGTCACCGATAACGGCGGCAAAGAGATCCAGGCCGACCTGATGTACGGGGGCAATACGGCCCAGTACTTCAGCGGCTACGACGTCCTCAACACCGACGCCGTAGACGGCATCACGGCGGCGTTTTATCCGTTCCGCTACGCGGCCGTGCCGATTACGATCAACTACACCGAAGAGATGGAGAATCGCAAGTCGGATTCGGCCATGAAACTCCTCGCGGCTAAGACCGAGCAGTCGATGCTCACGCTGCGCGACCAGATCAATAGCTCGATCTACTCCGCGCAGACCGGCAAAGCGCCTTTGGGTCTTCAGGACATCATCGCTGATGCACCTGACAGCAGCCCGACGACGCTGGGCGGCATCACCGTCTCGTCCAACACCTGGTGGAAGAACAAGTCGAACAACGCCACCGCCGATACCTCGTTTGTAACGATTAGCAACAGTCATTTTTACGAGGGTATGCTGCGGATGTCGACCACCTGGAACGACGTCAGCGAAGGTAACGAACAGCCGACCAACATCTTCACGACGAACGCGATTTACGCGGACTTTGAGGAGATCTTTGAAGGCACCGGTTATCAGCGCCTGTCGTCGAACGATGCGCCTGGTGTCGACGGTCGTCTACCGTCGTTTCGCGGCATTCCGGTGCAGTACGACCGTGATTGCGGCACCGGCCGGATGTACTTCTTGAATACCAAGTATCTCAAGATGCATATGCAGGCCGGCATGAACTTCGCCAAGACGCCGTTCAAGGAGCCGTCGAACCAGATGGCGAAGGTCGGATTCATCGTCGTTGGTCTTCAGATTACCACCAACAACCGCCGTCGTCAGGGCGTCATTTACAACCTGAACGACTAAACAACCGCAGTGTGTTTAGACGCCGCGTCTGAATTCCAGGCAACGCGTCTAAACACGCTCACTTTCCGAGCCGCAAGCCAATGCGGCTTCATAGCTCGCCCATGAGCGAAGGAGAACAACAATGAGTAGAATCGACAATGCCAACTACGGCGTGCATCGCGTAGGAGGCCCAGGCACGCAGGGTATTTTTGAGGAATCCTCAACGCCCAAACATCCACTTGGCGAAAAAGTCGAGTTGTCTGATGGTCGCGTATTTCGTTATGCGTCGATTGCCGCCACTACTGCTGCCGGCGACATCGTTTCTCAAGATGTGTCTGCTACCGCAGTTGTAGAAAAAGAAGACGGCATGACTGCCGCTGCTGTCGGTGCGACTGAAGTTATCATAACAGACTCAAGCACACTGGGTTCGGCAACTGCCAACCAGTATGCAGGTGGTTATCTCCACACCATTGACGATGCTGGCGAGGGTTACACCTATCGTATCAAGTCGAACACGGCCGCTAGCAGCAACGCAGTCACGTTCACGCTTTACGATGCCGTGCAGGTAGCTATCACTACCGCTACGGACGCTGCGATAACGGGCAACCTCTACGGTAAAGTTCGGCCTGCTTTGGGTAGTGCTGACTACATCGCAGCAGGGGTTGCGCCTCGCGCTTTTACAGCTGATTACTACGGTTGGGTGCAGACTAGAGGCATAGCTACTGTAAGAGTCGATGCAGCGGTCGCTATTGGACTTCCTCTAATGCTTTCAGATGCTACAGCCGGCCAAGCTGAAGCAGCAGACAACACTCATCCACTTATTGGCTTTGCCACGTTTGCTCAAGATACCGCCAATGGTTCCGTGGGCGTAGCGTTGCAGTTGCCGTAACACTACATCGCAGGGGGCGGCGGTTTCCACGCGCTTTGCCGCCGCCTCCATTTTCTACTGAAAGAGAACATGGCTAAGAAAACGCAGCAGATTCAGCTTGCCGACGAGATCGCAGACGTCGCATCGAGCGCCGCACCGCCGGCACCGGCCGCACCAGCTGCCGCGCCGGAGGTGACGCCCGACCAGATCGCGCAGTTGATACTCAAAGGCAGCGAAGATACTAAGCAGGCGATACGCAAGGCGCTCGATCTCGACAAGACGCATACGCGCAAGCGCAAGTCTAACACGACGAATAGCCAGGTACGCAATACCGTCAAGGCGGTAGGAGAAGTCACGCACGCTGATGGTTTCGTGCCGGACCCGCCGTCGCGCATTGCGGAACGCGGACCAGAGGCCGTGCGGATCTGGACCGAGCGGTGGCTCGATAACAACGGCGACAACCTCTCCGAATACGACCTCGACCATATGGCGCTCGACGCCACGATGTAGATGTCGGAGACGAACGGCCAGGTCAACGCCGCCAGCTTCTTTGGCGACACGGCGCTGATAGGCGACATCCAGGCCGATACCGGCGCTTATGCGTCGACGCTGACGGTGCCGCGCCTGACGACAACGGAGCGCAACGCCTTGACGGCCGTAAACGGCATGGTCATCTACAACTCGACCGACAACAAGTTCCAAGGCTATGAGAACGGTGGCTGGGCAAATCTGATATGACCAACCTGGAAGTGATGCAGGCGGCGCTGCGGCGCGTAGGGCTTAACACCAACTCCTCGACGTTTAAGGATGGTGCGCGGACCTACCTCAATATGGTCGGCAAGGACATCCAGAGCCGCGAGAAGTGGAACTGGTTGTTTAAGTCGTCGACCTTTTCGACGTCGGACGGCACGCAGACGTACAGCCTCGCGTCGGATGCGGTGACGCCGCTGTCGTTTCGCAATACGACCGAGAACCATGTCATCATCATCATGTCGTCGCAAGACCTTGATGCGGCCGACCCTGACCACTCTATCGACGGCGACCCGCGCTGGGCCGTCATCGATGGCATCGACTCAAGCGGCAACGTCGAGGTATCGCTATACCCCAAGCCTGACAGCACCGACACCATAGCGTACCGCTACTACGCGTCGGTGCCGGACTTCACGGTAGACAACGACAACGACTCGCTGAACCAGTACTACAGCCAGACCGTGCAGCCTGCCCTCGTCTATGGTATCGCCAGCCTCTACAAGAGCGA